CCAACCACCGACCAGGAATTCAGCATCCTGGTGACCGACAGGTTGGCGATCAGCGACGTGGTCTACATCGAGAAGGTCGGCGGTTACGTCGGCGGCAAGGGCGCCCCGGGCTCTTCGATGTTCAATTTTGGCTACAACGTCGGATTTTTACACGGCCTGATCGCAGCCTCGAAGACTCGGGTGATCGAGGTGCCGCCGCAGCGCTGGCAGAAGACAATCGGGGCCGGCACCAAGGCGACCCACGGCGCCAAATGGAAGAGCCACCTGAAGGGTATCGCGCAGCAGCGACAGCCTCGCCAGGTGATCACACTGAAGACCGCGGACGCCGTGCTGATCCTCGAGCACGCTATGATTGCGGAGGGCCTCAAGTGATCACCAAGAAGACCATCACCAGCGCCGTGGCCGCGGGCTGGATCTCATTCCCGGAGCCCAAGGCCAGGGAATTGTCGAGGAACTGGGCGCAGCCGGTCGAGGCCTTCGACAGCGAGCTGGCCTACCGGCTGTGGGATAACGGTGCCGACACCGACACCGTGGCCCGGGCCATCGGCTGCAAGCGCCGGTTCGTGGCCCAGATCATCAAGGAGTACAAGCGATGAAACCCAAACCCAAACGTCCCGTTGCCAAGATGTTTGTCGTTAGTGACGACACGCACAAGCGACTCAAAGAATACGCAAAGCGCAAAGGCTATAAGCTGCAATACGTAGCAGATGAAGCGGTCAGTGAGTACTTGGAAGGAAAGAAAACCAAATGAGCAACCAACCAATCGACAACGGAGGACCGGCGTTTCCATGTGAGGAACAAATACGCTGCAACGGTGAAGTATGCGACACTCGCAAGTTCCCCGGCATGACCCTCCGCGACTACTTCGCGGCGAAGGCAATCAATGAAGTGGGATGGTACAACAACATAAACCAGAGCGCGATTATGGCTTACGAAATAGCCGACGCATTACTCAAAGCGAGGGAGGCGAAATGACACCAGAACAACAACGCATAGCCATCGCAGAAGCGTGTGGGTGGAAATGCAATGGACATGCAGATCAAATAGCCGCCACGGTAGGATGGGAATTTGCCTACCAATTTGTCATTGCGCCAGAGGGAAAACTTGTCACCCATAATTCAATTCCCGACTATCTCAACGACCTCAACGCCATGCACGAGGCTATTCTTTTAATAGGCGCACAATACTGGTCACATTACAATGAAGTGTTGATGTCTGTTGTTGATCAAGGACCACCGAAAGAGCATATGTTTTTCATATACAACGCAACCGCAGCCCAACGAGCAGAGGCTTTCCTCCGCACGATTGGCAAATGGAAGGAGTGCAAATGAGCGATACCCCAATATCAGACTCAACACCGCACAACGTGGCCGAACTCGGTATGCTGTGCAGGAGGTTGGAACGCGAACTCACCGCAGCCAATACAATCATCCGGCAGCAGCAATTGCTTGATGAGCAGAACCTGCGGTTACAAGAGCGCATCAAGCGGCTGGAGGAGGCGGGAAACGAGATGGCTGCATGGCTGTTAGACCCAAGGAACTTGGGCGGCGGGTCGTCTATGGCTTCGCAATGGCACAAAGCCAAGGAGGCCAAGCTGTGAGTGACACACCGAGGACGGAATCTTTCAACTGTTATGACAATGGCTGTGAGAATCCTCTCCACGCTTGGGGAGCATTTTCAGCAGAACTCGAACGCGAACTTAAATCGGCCAATGAGCGCATCAAGCGGCTGGAGCAGGAGAACGACGCATTGCGAGCCGATCTGCTGCTGTGGAATGAGAAGGAGGGGAAGCTGTGACCATCGAAGAAATGAGAACCATCGACGCAGTGAAGACCTACAAGGAACTACAGGAGGCTAAGGAGCGGATCGCGCACCTGGAGGCTGCGCTCCGCAGGATCGCCAACCAAGACTATCGCGGCAACCGCTCGACCGAATCCCAGATCGCTGTTGAGGCGTTGAAACCATGATCACCAAACTGCACGAACTGCCGCCCGACCATCACATGCGGAACACGGCCATTCAGAACATCGACGTTCGGATCCGCTGCAGACACACCGGCGCCACCCGGGACCCTCGGACTTGGCGCATCAAGAACGACACCTACAACAGGCTGTGCGACACCTGGCAGAACAACTTCGACTTCATCATCCAACCAACAGCATGAGCGAGAACACAGTGGCCAAGAAACTCAAGCAGGGCGACGGCGTCTACTGCATCAGCAAGCAGGAGGCCGGCGCGATCTACAAGGCGGCCCGGGACTACAAGGTTGACGACGTCAGCTACTGGCGGCGCAAGCGGGGAAAGGCCGGCAAGTGAACGATCGCATGGTCATCGAGACGATGATGGAGTACGGCGGCTCGTTTGTGCGCAAACTGGGTGCCGCAGCCCTGGTGGCCGACCCAGAGAACCTGCGCAAGATTAAGAACGCATGGCCCGACTACTGGGCGAAGTACCAGCGCATGGCCCAGCAAATTTCCGAGGTCGAAAAGCAGGCCTCGATTCAACACAACAACAACAACAACACAAAGTAAGACGTATGATAATCAGTGCAACAGGCGGTAAGAAGGACTTCGCGCCGTGCCCGGAGTACACCGGCAAGGCCGTGTGCGTGGACGTGACTCCGTTGAAGGAGTACGAGACCGAGTACGGCGTGAAGCAGAAGTTCAAGTTCGCGTTCGAGATCGAACTGCAGGACGACAGCAGGGACCCGGTGCAGCCCTGGGTGGTGTTCACCAAGCCCATGGTGCCGAGCCTGCATGAGAAGGCGGCGCTGACCAAGTTCCTCAAGGACTGGTTCGGCCGGAAGTTGACCGACCAGGAGAACAAGAGTCTGGATCTGGAGAGCCTCATCGGGCGGCCGGCCAGCCTGGTCATTGGGCACGAGCAGAGCGCGGACGGGAGCAAGACCTACGCGAACATCAAGTTGATCATGGCGCACAAGGCAGGCGAGCCGCTGCCAGCGAGCGGGCTGTGGGTGCGGCTGCAGGACCGGCCTGCGAAGGATGGAGCCGAGGGCAAGGCAGCGCCGGCAACGGGCGACTCGAGTTTCCGCAAGACCTCGGGCGGTGGACAGCCTCCGGCGGACGATGCGTCCAAGGTCAAGGTCCATGTCGGGAAGCACAAGGGCATCGAGCTCCGGGAGCTGACCGAGGAGAGCATCACGAGCCTGATCGAGCACTGGCTGCCCAAGGCCCGGGCCGAGGTCAAGCAGAGCGCGGACGACAAGCGCCTGATCAACGGCCTGGTGTGGTACCAGGCCAAGTTCAAGGCTGACGAGGAAGCCCAGGTTAAAGTGGAGCAGGACGACCTCCCCTACTGAGCCATGAACCCGACCAAGAAGAAGTACACCAAGGTGGCCCACCTCATCCCCGAGGTCATGCAGATGAGGGCCGAGGGCAAGAGCATCACACAGATCGGCGAGGTCATGGGCCTGACCAAGCAGCGCATCAGCCAGATCTCGCAGGCGGCCAAGATCAAGGCCGAGATCCAGGCGCAGTGGGGCTGGCCCTTCACCACGCGCACCTTCAATGTCCTGGACCGCATGGCGGTGAAGGATAAGAGCGAGGCCCTGAGCCTGTATACGTCCGGGCACCTGCATCCCAATGCCGTCACAGGCTTCGGGTGGAAGTCCTACTCCGAGATCTGCGAGTGGCTGGCCGTGCCGGTGCTCCTGAAGCGGCCCAAAGAACCCAAGCTGTGCCCGCACTGCGGGAACCAGATCTGACAACTTTCCCGGCAGCCCGTTGCTGCTGGGGACTCATGGACAAGCGGGGGGTGCGCATCCGCTGACAAACGCACAACTACCAATCCAAACCGTTTTAGTATTATGCCAGCAAACCCACGTATTTACTTCGACATCGAGACAGGACCGCTCCCTATTGCGGAGCTGGTCATCCCACCGTTTGACCCTGCTGCGGTCAAGCTGGGCAACATCAAGAACCCGGACATCATCGCGGAGAAGATCCAGCGGGCCGAGGAGAACCACGTCAGCGACTACATCAAGAACGCAGCACTGGATGCCTTGAGCGGCCAGGTGCTGGCCATCGGATACCGTGTCGAGCATGAGCAGCCTGCGGTGCTCTGCGCCGATACGGATGGCGAGAAGGCCATGCTGCTGCAGTTCTGGTCGATGCTCGATAGCTTCGAGCGCAAGCCGCAGTTGATCGGATTCAATACCAAGCCGTTCGACCTGCCGTTCCTGTTCAAGCGGTCCTGGAAGCACCGGATCACCGTGCCATACTGGATGCGCAACGGCAGGTATTGGACCGACCTGATCGTGGATCTGCGCGAGGTGTGGCAGCTAGGCGACAGCCGGGCGCACGGCAGTCTTGCTGCGATCTCGAGGCACCTCGGGCTGGGCGACAAGGCCGGCAACGGGGCGCACTTCCACGAGCTCTTCAAGACCGACCGCGAGGCTGCTATTGCCTACTGCCTGCGCGACGTGGAACTCACGCAGAAGGTCTCCGACATCCTCATCCCGACCTACTGATCCGATGACTACAAGCCCGTCTGTCCATGTGATCGAGGACGACTTCGATCCGACGCCCGAGGACCGCTTCATGGTCTGGGCAAAATCCTTCGGGAACGTCTTCCTCACAGGGCAGGCGGGCACCGGCAAGTCCACGCTGCTGCGGGAGTT